TTAAATGAAGAACTTACATGTGATTGCCAAGAATGAACCCTTACGAGAAACTACTAAACAGAAAAAGAAAATGGACACCAGTCCAGACAACTGCCGGATTATGCAAGGCAGGGGCGGAAGAGACGGTTTACCGTGCTCTTGCGTTGCGACATATGGAACTACCTGTGGGAGATTTTATCCGTGATGGATTGGCTACCGACGTACCAAAACTATCGAGGGAGTTACTGGAATCAAATGTCACCGATGAGGAAAATCACGACCTGGCACTTGGTTACATTGCCAATGCTTACGGGGTTGACCAAAAAGCTGAATCGGAAGCTCTACGGCTCAGGGAAGCTTGGACTTCGCATCCTGATCATACAATCCTCAAAGCAATGGTTGCCGAACGTGCAATTTTCTTCGTTCTTCTACCATTCTTCCGCTTTAATGGTGACGCTGGAATGCGAACAGTCAGTGCGGATATAAGCAGAGATGAACAAATCCACGTTGCTGCCAATAGCATTGTTTGTAGGGAGTTGGGGCTTACTGTCAGTCCTAGTCTTGATAAACTCCGCAAGGCAACTATCAATTGGGTAATGCAGCCCCTAGGTAATAATACTACCGATAAATATTTAGATAAAAAATTTTGGCTGGATTCTAGTGATCGCTTAATGTATGAAGGTAAAGCTCCTGAGCTTTCCGCAACTAAGGCAGCACGGATGCCAGCATTCTTTGAGCATAGTAATGTCAACCTCCCCCAATATGCTTGAAACCGTGGGTATGCAAGCCCGTGGTTTAATACATCAATTAGAAGAAGCCTTTCCACCAGTGAATCCTTCACCAGAAGATTCGCATTCAAAAATCATGTATAGATCTGGACAACGTAATGTCGTTGAATGGGTTATTCAATACATGGAAGAAAACTAAACTAATTTTATACCATGAACACTTCTTACGGACAGAGTAACCTATTCGGTCACGCAGATTACTACGGCAACCTTGCAGCTGGTAAGAGTAATCAAGACATTTTAAATTGGATTAATTCAAACCAACGCCAACTACATAGCAATCGCTTCGGCCCGGGTGAACTTGTCTCGCAAATTACAGCTGCAGCTGGACAAGAACGACAGATGGCACAAGCTGAAGCGCAGCGTCAGGCAGAGATTCAAAGACAAGAACAACTACAACGTGAAGCCGAAGAAAGGCAAGCTGAAAGACTAAGACAAATGGAGATTAGTGCACGTACTCAAGCTGCTAATACAGCAAGAGCAGGATTGGAAAGCAGCTTTCAAATCAGGTCTAATTCTAAATCACCACAAACTTCAGGAACACAAGGCTTTAAACGCAGGAAACTGCAAGTAAACCCAGCTGCTTATAGTGCCATTGCTGCAGGACCCCAGTCAAAAACATCTGGAGTAATTAACGTCTAATGACTGCTAAAACACGTTATGATAGATTGTCTTCGGACCGTTCCCAGTTTCTAAACACTGCTAGACAAGCAGCAGATCTAACTCTACCTTATCTTATTCGAGAGGATGAGACTTATACTAAAGGTTCGTTAAAATTAACAACCCCGTGGCAATCAGTTGGAGCCAAAGGTGTGGTGACGCTTGCAAGTAAATTAATGCTTGCATTGCTACCTCCACAAACCAGTTTCTTTAAGCTACAGGTAAATGATATTAACATTCCTGGAGAATTAGGACCAGAGATTAGATCAGAACTTGACTTGTCATTTGCTAAAGTTGAACGTACAATCATGGAGTCTATTGCAGCCTCTACTGATCGTGTTATTGTTCACCAAGCATTAAAGCATCTTGTTGTAGCTGGTAATGCTCTCATCTTTATGGATAAGGATAGTTTAAAACTTTATCCTTTAAACCGATACGTAGTAGATAGAGACGGCAACGGTAATGTTATAGAAATTGTAACAAAGGAAACAATCTCAAAAAAACTATTAAAAAAATCTTACCCAGATTATAAAGAGCCTCAACCCAACACACCTTCTGATAATTCATCACGTCATGATGATGAATGTGATATCTACACACATTGTGTTAGGGATAATAACCGTTGGGTTTGGCATCAAGAAGTAGACGACAAGATTCTACCCAAGTCTTATGGTAAAGCACCCCTTGACGCAAACCCCTGGCTTGTGCTACGCTTTAACCACGTAGACGGTGAAGTCTATGGACGTGGTAGGGTCGAAGAATTCATTGGTGATCTAAAGTCACTTGAAGCTCTGTCACAAGCACTCGTTGAAGGGAGTGCAGCTGCTGCTAAGGTAGTGTTTACCGTTTCACCCTCCAGTACCACCAAACCATCCACGCTTGCTAAAGCAGGTAACGGTGCTATCATTCAAGGTAGACCTGATGACATTGGTGTAGTGCAGGTTGGTAAAACGGCTGACTTCCAGACTGCTTATCAAATGGTAGGTAGTCTTTCTCAACGATTGAGCGATGCTTTTCTTGTTCTTAATGTTAGGCAATCTGAACGCACAACTGCTGAAGAAGTACGTATGACTCAGATGGAACTAGAACGTCAACTCGGTGGATTGTTTAGTCTACTCACTGTTGAATTTCTTGTACCTTATCTTAATCGTAAACTAAACGTTGCACAAAAAACAGGAGAGATCCCGCGCCTTCCTAAAGGTGATATCGTCAAACCTACTATTGTTGCTGGTATCAATGCTTTGGGTCGTGGTCAAGACAGAGAAAGTCTTGCTCAGTTCCTCAGTGTTGTTGCACAAACAATGGGACCAGAAGCTATTCAACAGTATATTAATTCTGAAGAAGTTGTCAAACGTTTGGCAGCGTCATCTGGTATTGATACATTGAATCTTGTTAAGAGTATGCAGGAGATGCAACAAGAACAGCAACAAGCAATGGCTCAGCAACAGCAGATGCTGGCTCAACAACAAGAACCTCAGATGGCTGCTGTTGATCAAAAACGTCAGCAAGCTGAAGCACAGATGATGATGCAACAAGAACAACAACAACAACAACCACCAATTCAATGAGCGAAACACTAACACTTAATGATGCACCCGCTGATCAGCCAGAACTTAATGCTGATGAGCAAGAGTCTCTCGCTGTTGCCGAGGCTAACGAAGGGGAACAACAACAGCTACTTGCAGGTAAATTTCAAGATACACAATCTCTTGAACAAGCCTACCTAGAACTTCAAAAAAAACTAGGTGAACCTCGTGAAGAAGAAGAAGTAGCTTCTGAAGAGGTAGAAGAACAATCTGAAGAAGAAGAGGATGAATCTTCTGACGATAAATTATCTGAAGCTCAAGCTGATCAACTATTTAAGATGGTTGGCGGTGAACAAGTTTATAAAGACATGATGGATTGGGCTGGCCAAACCCTTATTCCAGAAGAGATTGATATGTATGACTCTGTAATGGCAAAAGGAGATCCTAATAGTATCTTCTTTGCTGTTCAAGCATTGAATAATAAATATACAGATGCTGTTGGTAAAGACGGTCAGATGTTGACTGGACGCGGTTCTGCATCATCTACTGATAGTTCATTCCGTAGTCAATCAGAACTCGTAGCAGCTATGAGTGACTCACGTTATGATAGTGATCCAGCATATCGTTCTGACGTTATGCGTAAACTTGAAAACTCTGACCTTGAATTCTAATGACTGTTACCACCAACGATCGCGGACAACAAAACCTCTTTGCTAAAGAACCCACCATGTACACTGACGAAAACTACACTGTGAATCATAACGACAAAGCAGAAAAACTAAACGGTCGCCTAGCTATGCTAGGTGTGATGGCTGCGCTTGGAGCGTATGCACTAACTGGTCAAATTATCCCTGGAGTATGGTAATGCCACAAGGTAAAGGCACTTACGGATCACAGAAAGGCCGTCCACCTGTAAAAGGTACAAAAAATGGCGGCAAAAAAAAGTAACGTTAATTTAAAAATTGGAACACACAAGTCACGGTCAGGTGGTCTTACTAAAGCTGGTCGTGATAAATACAATAGAGAAACAGGTTCCAATTTAAAAGCACCACAACCTGGCGGAGGGAAACGTAAGAAATCTTTCTGTGCTAGGATGGGTGGTATTAAAGGACCAATGAAAGACAGCAAGGGTCGTCCTACTCGGAAGGCTCTTGCTTTACG